ATGGCTTTAGCTGTTTTTAGTTTAAGTTCAACACCAATTCTGTTTGATTTAGCCCAGCCATATTGGGTAGCATTGTCGTAAATATATTGGGCATGTCTTTCAGGTGTCATTGGATAGCTCCTCAATCACTGCCCATGATGCAATTAAGATCATCAATACAAAAAATAATCCAAAAAAAAGTATCAGAATAATTAAAAAAGTATTCATTCTGTCTCCCTAATCAAGACCTCAACATGAGGAACACCATAAGTCTTGGTAATGTGCAAATTAACAATCTGAGAATCTGATACAAAAATCACTCCATTGCACCCATCCAGCACTGATTTAGCAACATTATCAATGTCTGGTTTCTTAATAGGCTTTTCTAAGCCATTTAAACAAGCCTCAGTGCGTTTTTTAGAGTAGCTTGATGGAATAGGCAGGGAGATATAAATAAATGCGTCTAAAGCTGTTTTAAGAGGTTCAGACATACCCATTGATTTTTGGGCAGAAAGCCTGACTAAATCCTCATAGGACTTGGTTTTGTCATCAGTGTAAGTTCTGACAAAATTGCCCATTCTGGCAAACCTTGGTCTGCCTTTGCCATGAGGAGGACCATCGACTTTGAATGTCACATGAAACATTGAGTTCCTTATTTATAATTTAATTAAAAAATCCATAGGGTCATAACGATAAACATTAATTTTTCTTTGACTTGTTTGTTTCCATGTGTTTTTGTGTGAAATTCCAAATCTTTGTGCAATACAAGTCCATCCCATTGCTTTCCAAAATAAATTAGATTCAAGATCATCAGCACATCCAGCACTAAAAGCAAATGTTCCTTGTGTTTTCCCATAATCGACAACAGTATCTAATAACAACATACCTCTTGATAATTTTCTGGCATCAGTCTGTAAACATATTTGTGCAATTTTTCCTTTTTTGCTGATTGCGTTTGGAATACCAAAACTTGCTAAACAAAAACCTACTAAATCTCGATTGCACTCAATTACAAACATTTTGTCATTGCAAACATTACTCCATCTATCACCAGTTTTTATACCTGTAATAGCAGACTCATAAGCCATTTTTGGAATAAACCCTAAGCTATGACTTTCTTTTTTAGACAAAGAAATTACATAAGGTATGTCCTCAATAATTGCTTGCCTCACAATTCCTAAATCATCTATTACTTGCATTGAGTTCCTTTATTCTTTTTCCTACTGCTTTACCAAGGCCTTTGAACATGGGTGTTTTCTCAAGTTCTTTAACCTGATGCCTGACGTAATCAATCCAGCCTTGTTGTAAAGCTAGATTAGCATAGTGTTCGACTGGATCAGTCATTTGGGTCAATCATTTTCATGCCATAGTTATTGATTCCTTGTGGGATAACTATGTCTTTTTTCTTTAATGGGTTCTTTTTGAATCGTCTGTAGTCAACGTGGTGATGCCATCTGTTGAACTTCCAGACTACTTTGGAGCAATCAGGATGCAAGTCAGCAAGCATTTGTGACTTAGGAAGTGTGCCCTCTTTGGCATAAAACTCCTCTGTGTTGCCTCCTTTGAGGGTTTGAGTTTGTGCTTTTTCTTGAATAAAGGCATTGAACTGAATGGTGCAATGACCATCTTTTAAGACCCTTAAAGACAAATCTGTGTCCTCGTTATACCTGCCTCTCCATCTGTAAGGTATGTCGTTTTGGATGAGCAAACAAGAGTAAATACGAGTATTTCTAATGAATGGAGGATGGACTTCCTTGCTCTGGACAAAAAAGTCATAGTTAAAGCCTGAGATGTAGACGTTTTCATACCTGTCTACAAAGTCTTCAGCACACTTGAGGATAGTGCCAGAGTTGACTCTGACCATGAGGTTTCTGTTGAGTCTTTGGAAGCTGGCAATGTTGTCATCCATGACCCAGTGGCGAGAAGCACCAAGGCTGATGCTGTGTTCCCAAGCAAAATTGCGTGCTGGACCGGGTCCCTTGGACTTGCTATCCCCTAACTCATCACACACCTCATAATCCCTTTGATACTGTGTAGGCAAGATCAAGACCTTATGAGGAGCAATCACCTTTGCATACTCCTCATACTCCTGTGCCTCCACAATGATGTAGTAAGGCACTTGCATGTACTCTAAAGCCTTAGATGTCAACCTTGAATCAGCTCTACCCTTTGAGACAATGTAGATTGGATACTTAGGATTCATCCACATACCTCAAGTGTGCCCTAAGCCTTGGTTCAGCATAAGGAAACCAAATAGTCTTTTGTTTTTCTGTGATCTTTTGGTTCATCAGCTCCTCAAACCTAGCTACATCCTCATCATTTCTGAATCTAACGTAAATCACTCGATGAGGGCTTAAATCCTCTTGCACAAACTCTGGCATATCTTGCCATTCTTCATTTGCAGTTTCTAGCTCATCAAATAAACTTGGCTGATTCATACTTTACCCTTAATCATTTTGAATTTAGCTTTTATCTCATCAGGCATTGAAACTGCGTTTTTGGCATCATTTTCTAGCTTTATAAGGGTTGGGTCTCTGCCTTGTTTGCTAGGAACTGTCTGGTGAATGATGTCAGGCTTGATAACCCAGTCTGCCTTGAATGTGGACCATCCTCGAATACAGCATTCTTTTAAAGCATCCTCGATTGACCATTTAGCCTTGTCAGCCTCAAGTTGAATAGATGCTATGAGTGTGTCAGTTAAGGGTATTCGCTTTGTTTTCAGTATTTTTTCAAAATCACTATATATATGGTTCTTGGTTAATGGTTCATGGTTAATGGTTGGTTGAACGTCCGTTGAACGGGCGTTGAACGTCTGTTCACTTTCTGTTGAACGAGTGTTCAGCCTACGTTGAGCAGATGCTTTCCCAGCTCTAGATGCTTGGTCAACCTTAGAGTGGTAATTGGCAATTTCCTCATCTGCCCTTGGATTTACGAAGCCATTTTCTGTGGAAATGAAAAACTCATCCAAAATGGACAAAACTTCTGCTTCATATTCCAACATCCCAATTTGTCTAGCAATATTGCGTTGCTTTATGGGAGATTCATGGAGGTAGTAATGGTCAAGAAGTCTGCGTAAAGCACAATCTTCTATGACATTTAAATGATGCGTATGTGACTTGTAGTCACCAATATGAAACTGGTAATAGTGCATTACAGACCCTAAAGTCAGACCCTGAAGAAAACAAAGGCAGGAGGGGTCTGTAGTCTCTTTTCGATAAGGGGATCAGTCCTCATCTAGCCTTGTTCCAAATAAAGTATAACCTGAATTTACAAAAACCATTCAGGTTTTAAGACTTTCAATTGCCAAATCCTTGCTTGGGGAATAACTTTCCAATTGGTAATGGCTTGTCTATTAATGCCTAAGAGCCTTGCTAGAGATGCCTGATTACCTGCTAATTCGATTGCTTTTTGTTTTGTCATGTTGTAATTGTACATCATTGTTTACTTATTTACAACATTAGGGAATATACCTATAAAAAAGACTTGCTGAAAGTAAATCTTGATGTACACTACATTCATGCCCTAGCAAAACGCATAAGGGTCTTTTTTGGAGAACATCATGTTCTTGGTTACTAAATCTTTCACCTCTGGCCTATTAAAAGGCATCACAATTACTGAACTCACATCAGTTGAGTTCACCATAGGTAAATCTTATACAGGTTGCCTTGGTACTTCAAATTACACCATTCTTGATTGCGTCAAGCAATGATTAAAGAACAAGCCAATCTAATCCTAGATCAGGTGAAGGTTGGCGTTCCTTACCCAAAACACATCATTAATCAAGCATTGACAGTAACAGGAGACCTGAATGGAAAAATATCACAGAACATTGAACGAGGCTTTTCACAATACTATGGAGTATGGGGCTTGCATCGAGAAACCACTTCCCAAGATGTTTACAAGGACTGAGTTATGCGTATACCTAATCGCAGTGATCGTTATTTTGTTAGATATGTTTATTTGGAGACCATAATGAATGCCTCCAAAATCATTAGACAGTCTGAAGAAGCAACACAAGCCTATGTTAATGACCCAGTCAACAAGTTGAACTTTCAGCTAGGCTACTTAAAAAGCCAGATTGAGGAACTTTGCGAGATGATTAATATTCAACGTGAAGAAATCCAAAGGTTAGAAAAAGAATTATTAGGAGAGAGAGAATGAAAAAAGTAAAACAAAAAACAACTGACCAACTCCATGACGAGATTATGTCTTTATTTATTGGTCAAGATATGGGCACAACATTAAACGCATTGATTGAAACAATGGTTGCAGTTTCTAATTACTTATATGTCAAGCCTTACGATGTGGTCAATATGGTTGTAACTGAACTCAATATTTATGAAGAAATGGACAAACTATGAAAAACATTGCAACTGCCTTAGTCAAAGCTCAAAAGGCCTTTAATCCTGCCTTAAAGCAGTCTATAAACCCTCATTTCAAATCTAGGTACGTTGACCTAGCTGGTTGCGTTGAGGCTGTTATAGATGCTTTAAATGACAATGGCATCTTCTTACTACAAAAGACATTTGAGTGTGCTGATGGAGTGATTGTGGAGACCATATTTGTCCATGAGTCTGGTGAGATGTTGGAGTGTGGGCTTTTGCATTTTCCTGCTGTGAAACACGATCCACAGGGGTATGCTTCAGCTCTGACGTATGCAAGAAGATATTCCCTGATGGCATCCTGTGGCATTGCACCAGAAGATGACGATGGTAACCAAGCAAGCAGAAAGGTCGAGACCAAGATTGTGAGCCATGTCAATGTCAAGGAGTTAGACAAACTGATTGAGAAGATGAAAGAAGCCCAGAATCAAGAGCAATTAGTTGCTAGTTACAGAATAGCATTTCAGGCTTGCCAAAGTGACAAAGCACACCAAGACAGAGTAATTGCAGTCAAGAATGAAATGAAAGGTAGGGTAACAGAATGACTTTAGTGAGTGACTACGAATATGAAAGAGATTATTGGAGTGCTGTTGAGGCTAGTGAGGAAAGGTACAGAAGGGAGCTGTTAAAGCATCCTGATTGCAGAGACCCAGATCACCCAAGTTGTGAGAAGTGTGAAGGAAATGATGATGACTAACTCAAAACCATGTCCTAGTTGTGGAGGAGATTGTGGATACACCAAGAAGAAAGGTTGCCAGTATAAAACTGGGGAAAGTGAATGGGTAGGACTGACAGATGAAGAAATAGAAGCCATTTACATGGATACTATGAATTTTCAAAAAATGGGTAGGGCTATAGAAACCAAATTAAAGGAGAAAAACACATGATTGAACAAGGTACACCCACATGGTTTGCCCAAAGGCTTGGAAAAGCCACAGCAAGCAGAGTTGCAGACATTATTGCCAAGACTAAATCAGGTCCAAGTGCAAGCAGAGAGAACTATGCAACTCAGCTCGTATTGGAAAGAATCACCAACACCAAGGGTGAGTCTTACACAAGCCCTGCAATGGAATGGGGAACAGCTACTGAGCCATTAGCACGTCAGGCTTATGAGCTTAAACGTGGCCTATTTGTGGATGAGACAGGCTTTATTGACCATCCAACAATTGCAATGACTGGTGCTAGTCCAGATGGATTGGTTGGTTCTGAGGGTCTCGTGGAAATCAAATGCCCAAACAGTGCCACACACCTCGATACCCTGATTACCAGAAAGATTCCTACTAAATACGTTCCACAGATGATGTGGCAAATGATTTGTACAGGTAGAAAATGGTGTGATTTTGTGAGTTTTGATCCAAGATTTACACCAAATTTACAAATCTTTGTAGAAAGGTTGGAGTTTGATAGTGTTTATGGAAAGATGTTAGAAC